ATTTAATCGACAATGCGATTGACAAATACTTATTTTATCAAGAACACGAACATATGGAAACAAAGGCGTTGATTTTTGGGTTTTTAATAGTGTGTTATTTCTTTGTATAAGTTATGGATGTACTTTCCATGAAGAAATGGAATCGATATATTGATTTGAATATTTATTGACTAGAAATATTTTCTCAATATGGTTTCTACGATGACCTATTTGTAGCCATTCATTTTGTTCATTTTGGAATTTTTGATTACCATCATCGAAAACTGAAATGGTTTTTACGCCGGTTGGTGGATAAAAAACGAAATTTTCGTTTATAGGAAATTTCACGCGAATATGAATCTTGCACAAATCACAAATACATTGTTCGATTTCTGGAATTTTATGAATGCCTTCAAAAAGATTACATTTATTACATAGTTCAACCATGTTATGTCTTCGTCTGTTGTTTCTATATAGTTATAATGATTGGAAAAAATTGGTTTATTTTGTATATATTTTATGATATATACAAAACATTTCCATCATGTCATACGAATCATTTAACAAATGCAGAGGTAAACTGGCTCTTTTCGAAGCTCAGTTGAAAACATTTGCCGCGGAAGCCCAAATTCGGAAAGCCTTGGAATTCACTTGTATTGTTTGTTTCGAGCCGATGGACATTTATGTTCGTACGCCATGTAAGCATCCAATATGCAAAGTCTGTTTTATGAAGTCATTGAATTCAGTGAATGGTAATAAATGTTGTATATGTCGTCAGGAAATCAAAATTGCGGGTGTAACTTGTCACTAGAATTCGGTATTATATAAAAATAATTTAACACCTTTTAGATTGTTTCTTGTGTTTCTTGGATTTACGTTGTTTGTTGTTACGCTTTCTTTTTGTCTTGTTTTTGCGGGTTTTTCGTGTTTTTCTTCCGCCGTTTTGATCACCTTCTGCTGCATCATCTCGTAATGGTTGATGATCTGAATCATCTGGTAATGGTTGATCACCTGCATCATCTGGTAATGGCATTGCAATAACACGTATTTTTTCAAGTGTTTTGAATGTGTCCTTTGAATCTATTCCTGCCTTTTGCAACGCAATTTCGATTGCGTTATTTAGGTCTAATGGGTTCTTTACCAATTCATTAAATGTAATTGTTATTTTTTCTTGTGTATCTGTTATTATTTCTACTACACATTCATATTTAAACTTATATAAATCTTCCTTTTCCACCTGTATTCCCGCCATTTTGTAATACTCTATTTTGTCATACATTGAATTTGTTATTTCTTCATCCAATTTGTTTTCTGTATCAAAAGTATTCACATTGATTGGTTCTTTTGTATAGTCAATTTCAACTACCTTTCCTGTATAATTTTCAGGTTCATTTGTTATTACTTCTGGACTGTTATCATTCATACTTATATATATTATACTCAGAAATATTTTTCAATAAATGCATCTTTTAATAATATCGAAATATCATGTTTCTTGGCATCTTCGATTTTACCAGAACTTTCATTTACATCTTTCACAATTAAAACAAAGGTCTTTTTGTTGACGCTAGAACCGATTTTCCCACCCACTGATTTTATTTTATTTTCCAACTCTTTATCTCTAAATCCACTCATCACAATATTCTTTTCATACAATTCATGAGAACTATCTATTGTTTTTGTCAGAACTGGTCGTATTTCCAATTTATCATTCAGTTTGCAATGATTCAAAAATATTTTGAAATCCTCTATATGAGAAACAAACGCTTTTGCCGTTTTATTTTCTAAACCCTTGATTTTCGACAATTTTTCGATTTTTTCATGTTCAGATTCTCCACTTATCAATACATCGGGGTAATTTTCAAAAATCAACGCCATTTTCTTTTCACTGAATCCTCGTCCGAAACTATTGGAAAACGCCGCCAGTTGAACAATAGAAGCATTTTTCACTTTACTCTGAATACCCTCATACAACTTTTCCGCCATTTTTTCTTGAAATCCATCAATACTCAATATTTCCGATTTGGTGATATGCACGATTTTACAAACGTCATTAAACCCAGCTTTGATCATTTTTCGCACATTTCCAATCGCCAATCCATCAACTTCTAATTGTTTGAAAAAACCAGCAATGTTTTTCTCTAAAACCGTTTCATTTTGCGTTTTGTCTTCCAACATAATATCAATGTGACTGTCATTCCAAACATATTTCTCAACAGGCATTTTAGCTTGAGACGCGGGTTTTATTACAGATTGAATATATGGAATAACGTCACCCGATCGAATGAGGGAAATCACCGCACCTACACCAATATTATTTTTCTCAATAAAAGCACCATTGAAACCAGTGACGTATGTAATCGTGACACCACCCAACTTCACCGGCATTATTTGCACACGTGGTTTCAAATAACCATCTTTGGAGGCGCTCCATAATACATCGACCACATGAGCCTCGGCGATTTGGTCAGATAATACCATTTTAAATGCGAATGCGTGTTTTGGATTACCGCTCATGCGTTCATAAACGCTATCTTGAGAAACAATGATTCCATCGATTTCATATGCATAATTAGTTCTCCAATCTTGTAAAATATTCGACAATTTTTCGTTGGTTAGTTCTCGAGTTTCTAATAAAGTGTTTTGTACACAGTCTATTTCCATGGATTGTAGTAAAGACATTTGCATAGATGGTTTGATATTTATCTTGCCATCATGCTTTATCAATTCATAACAAACAAAGTCGATATCGCGATATTTATCGGCATTTGCGGTTTTTTGATTCACAATACCGGCGACCAAATTTCGTGGATTGGCAAACTGGTCTTTATATTTTTCTTCGAAAACATTGCGTTTAATGATAAACTCACCGCGAATAACCACGTCTTTCAACGATGGCAACTTCAAAAAAGGAATCATGTGACTTATATCTTGTCCTATTTTACCGTCACCGCGAGTATATAATTTGGGTTCATCGCCATCTGTTGTATAGAGTCCACTCACACCATCCAATTTACATGAAATCACGTATGGACCATGATATTTTTGTTTCCACGAAACAAGTGCGTTTGTATCGGGTTTGATTTTATCCATCGACCACATTTCGTATGGCAATGTTACTTTGTTTTTAGAAACAACAGCGCCGACTTCTTTGGCGGCTTTGTTTTTGGGATACTTTTTCACTACATATTCGCGCAATACATCATAAGCATCGTCTTCCATAAGAGGTTCTCCTTTTTCATGAAAGGCTTCATTGGCGCTTTGGATCATAGCCGTCAATTCTTTTTGTTTCAAATCATCTAAAAAATGAATACCTTTTGTAATAAAAAGATCAATGTTCTCACGTGCACTTCTGGACGGCATCTTTTTCACAGTCTTCTTCATTGTAATAGAAAAAGATTTTTTAGTTTTATATGATTTTGGTGGCATAATTATATATTCAATACACAAATTATTTGTCTTCAACCGCGCCATCAATGCGTTCATGAGGAGCTTTGTATTTCATTTTCAAAAAGTCAAAGATGCTTTTTTCAGTTGTAAATAGTTGTTCTAACAACGGACCTTTCTTGCGTCCTTGCATTACCGAAAATCCGTGCTCATTTAGCGAATAATTCATGCGCAAAGCACGTTCTCGCATGGACGTATTGAATTCTTTTGATCCAGTGAAATACAAAATCGCAAAAGGATATTCATGTTTGGGAGCATACAAGAAATCCACACGGCGGGCATATTTCGCACCAGGTAACTTAGCAATTACCAAACATTTTTTAGTCCCGCGAGACAATACTTCTACTATGATTTTTTTGTCAATTAAAGCGTCGATGAAATCAACATAAACGTCATTGTTATCGTGTGTCATAATCACGTCTATATCCCCCGAACTTTCGGCGCCTCGACGGTAACTTCCGACAATTTCCATAGAACCTTTTTTAGGAAAATGTTGTCGAAAAATTCGTTGATAGGCTTCGATTTCATTTCGCGGAATTCGCTGAAGAATGTCATGGTAATATTGCAATCCGATTTTTTGTTTGTCGTTGAGAACTTGATTTTTTTTCTTTTCCAAATCGGCCAAAGTGTATATTTTTTGACCAATCAATTCTTCAGCCTTCTTTTCACCAACACCGTAAATATTGGTAAATACTCGAAAAGCATCGCGACGTTCAATCAAGCCTTTATTTTCGTCGAGAACATCAACAGAACCCGTTTTAGAGAAAGTTTCCAATTTTTCGTATATGGATTTACCAATTCCAGGGAGTCCGGTTAATTGTTTAGGGCTCTTGATTTCTTGACGAATCGATAAAATTGTATTTTGCGCATTCTCATATGCCTTGGCTCGCATGAAATCCTTTTTCTTGCGCATAATGTAAGCTAGATCACCCAATAAAGTAGAATATTTCTCGTTCATGGTGTATTATGTCATATATTTTTTACAAGAAAAAAACAATCAATTTTTAGAAGTATTTGATATAATTATCTACTTCTACATTATAATGGCCAAGTTTATTACATTAAAAACATCACTTTTAGAAGTAGTAGTACTCATTATGTTTTTGATATACATTGTATTACCCATGAAAACACCATATTACATGACACCATTTATTAATTCTAGTTTGGGTATGTTGCTCATTTTCATCGTGACTATTTATTTAGTATTGTATAGCCACCCTATTTTGGCAATTGTTTCCATTTTTGTTGCATATGAAATCATGCGACGAAGTTACGTGAAACCCAATGAAAAACACGTTCGTTTTGAAATGTCCCAAGCTGCCAAAGACGATCATTTAAAACGGTTGAATCCTGCACCAAAGCGAAGTTTGGAAGAAGATATGGTTTCTCAGATTACACCAGTATACAGTGATAGTATTGCAGTAAGTACATTCAAGCCTGTATTAGACGATGTGCATAATGCATTACAAGTTGCTTAATTTTTTTGGTTATTTATTGAAAAAAGATTTAATAAATAATATAAAATGAAATATTCATATACTATATAATGTTGTTCCGTTTAGCATTTTTGTTTACTCTCGTTGGCGCTCAACCTATCTGGGAACGCTTTGCAGATTTCCGTGAACGATTCCAAAAGAGATATGCTTCATTTGAAGAATTTGTAGAAAGATATGAAATTTTTGCAGAAAATATGAAATTTATTGAAGAACATAACATGGACTTTACCCAAAATTTTACTTTAGGAATGAATCAATTTACCGATATGACAAATGATGAATTTCGTGCAAGAAAAAACGGGCTATTGCGATTTGGCTCTGATTGCGGTCGATTCGTCGAATCTTCATCAGGTTTACCAGACCGTGTTGATTGGAGAAAGAACGGAGCCGTAACAAGCGTCAAAGATCAAGGACAATGCGGTTCTTGTTGGACATTTTCATCGACTGGTGCCATTGAAGGTGCTTGGGCTATTTCCAAGGGAGATTTGTTGGATCTTTCCGAACAACAGCTCGTGGATTGCGCTCAAGGAATTCAATATGGTTCTCATGGATGCAACGGTGGTCAAATGGACGGCGCATTTAAATATGTAATCAATAATGGTCAATGTACCAACGCTGCTTATCCTTACGTTTCCGGAGTCACACGTGAAGATGGAACATGTGATAACTCATGTGAACCCGAAGTGTTTTTGTCATCTTGCTCAGATGTTGAGCCCAATAATCAGCAAGTGATGAAACAAGCCGTGTTTCAACAACCCGTGGCTGTTGCCATTGAAGCCGATACCATGTATTTCCAATCGTATAGCTCTGGTGTATTGGATTCTGCCAAATGTGGAACTAAATTGGACCATGGAGTATTGACCGTTGGATATGGCGAAGAAAATGGCGTGAAATACTGGTTGGTGAAAAACTCATGGGGAACATCATGGGGAGAAGACGGATACGTCAAAATCGGACGTTCTGACTCGACAAATGACCCAGGAATTTGCGGAATTGCCATGCAACCAAGTTTCCCTGTAGTATAGAAACGATAAATAATAAAAATGTTATAATAAATTTTTATTATTAAGGATTACAGTTTCCATTTTCGCATGTTTCGCTGCCCAAAACGCTATTTCCTATGGCATTGAAATATTGGTTATATTTCTCATCTTGACTGTTATAGTGATGATACAACATAGAAAATCCAGCAATACCGCAAAGTACAATAATCATTATGTCTCTATCAACTTTTGTTTTATTAGCAATGCGATCAATGACTCCTGCATTTTCTGATAAGTCGGCTTTTGTGGCGTTTTCGCCATAAATCATCAAAATAAAAAGTAAATATACTCCATAAGCAATGATTGTAAACGGTATGAAGAAAATAATTATGGTTACAAGAGTTTTGATGGAAGGTAATCCAATACCCAATAACTTATATACAAAAACTACACTGTACCCAATAAGGGTGTAAATAGTTCCTAGTAAATACCATATGATAAACACCACAATAACAAACAATAAAACGGAATATAATCCCAACGTGTTCTCGACGCTTGAATCGTATTGTTTTTTCACGGCTTCTCCCATGGCGGCTTCTTCGCCTTCGCCTTCATAACATTCAATGAGCTCGCCACTAGGTCCAATCATAGAAAAGTTCTCTTTAATGGATTGGTTTAAATTGGCAAAGTTCTCGCGGAAATAAGTTACGACCTCTGGTTCATTTTCGGCTTCTTCGATTGGATTTGCAACGTAGTTGTGAAACATGGATTTCACCATAATAGGGGTTTTGAATGTAATAATCACACCTTTTTCCGTGTCTTTGTAAAAACAATCGGCGTTATTGGGGAGAACTGGGTTTAAATTAACTTCAATATTCGAGTCACTTTCCATAAGACGATCAATTGGTGTAGCATCAACAAATCGGTTGGTATATAAAAAGAATCGCAAATATATTTTTTTGTCGTAATTAGTGGTACATTGAGTTTCGATTAAAAGTTCTCCATCGACGCCGCTGCGGTTACTACCAAAGATATACAAGTTTTTACAAATGTAATTTTTGTAGTCTGGTCCATCAACTAAAATCATATTGGGTTCATTTTCGCGACCTTCAAAAACAAAATGTTTTCGTTTATACAAATTCGATTGAATCGCTAAAATATTATAAAAATTGTAATGTATTTCCTTTGAATGATCCATTGATTGCATATAAATTATCGATATATTTAAAAATTATTACAAAGGAATATATTGAAAACTACTGTTCTCGTAAACCGTTGCGTTAAATGTTGATTTGTATCCTTCTACAAATACAGCGTCGTTTTGCATAATAGGGTCACATCCATATTCGGAAGTGCAGCTTTTTCCATTTACACTGACAGGTAATTTTGTATTCAAAGAACCGCTATTGGAAATGGTGTAATATTGCCATTTATCACGTCCGCTCATATGACGACGTCCCATGAGTGGTAAAATCAGGTTTTGATGATCATTGCTGGTCAAAATACCGACTTGGCCGTATTGTGTACTTAAACCACGTGTTTCAATATTAACGGGAACTTGAATGGGAGGGTGACCGCGAATATCACTAGAATCACTTCTAAAATACAATCCATCATCTTTTAATGGTGGAGCATAAGGGTCATTGAATACATCGTGGCGTCCAGAACGAGTTTGCAAAAAATCGGGTTGAATGGTTGTGGTGGTTTTGACGACTTTATTTGGTGTCGAGTTGAGTTTATAAAATAAATAAAAAATGATAAATAATAATAAAAGTATCAATAATAAACTCATGTTCTCGATACATATGACTCCAGGAGGACATTTTTTCGGCATATTTATATAATAAGCATATATAAATATGTATTGCTATGATTAAAAAGGTAAACCACCAGGAAATACAATGTTACCTAAATTATACTTTTTGATAGCTTTTACCCATCCAGCATAACTAAACAAGTTTGGAAATGGCGGGAACGGTCCGATTTTACATTTGTAACAGCGATCTAATACTTCATCGGAATAATGGAATACGTGGAATCCAAGTAAATCGTATATTTGACAGTCCAACCAATAAATGGCTGCCCACATATCTCTTTCTATATTATAAATGGGTGGGTAATCTTCTTTTTTGCAATCTGAATAATAGGTCTCAATACCACTCCTAAATAAATAAAACATAATTGAAAATGGTAAATAGAGAACGTATCCAACAATATCTAAAAAGAAATAGAAAAAGCAACTATTAAAATTGGCGAGCATTTCATATGTACAAACTGCAAATTGACCGATCCACTTCATAACTTCCCAAACATAACCACCTAACAAAAGAGCTACTCCAACGATCATCAAAACAATCGATAACGACTTTCCCCATTGATAAGCGGCTCTCAGTTTCGCCAATAAACGAGCACTAATATCCATCGTTTTTGTGGTAATATCTTTGACTTGACGGTCCATGGTATTCACAGCTAAACTGAACTTACGGTCACCGGATTCAGCTCCTGCAATAGCAACATCACGTGTTCCTTCTTGCGCAGCGTAACCTGCACGTGAGGAAGCAGCTGTGGCGAAACTTATTTTATCTGAAATAGCTTTAGATGCGTCTTTTATTTTTGTAATTACGGAATTTACGAAACTGCCTATTACAGGCGGGGTCATCGTATTACCGAGCATTGTAATTAATGGAGTCATTCCCTCTTGAACAGGTTCATCAAAATATTTCGTCACAAATAAAGTGATTAATATGAGACCAATACTGATAATTAATAATTTATGGTGCCATTTCATATTTTATTATCTAATATAATAAAATATTTTATTTGTACGTAGCCTTTTTCATTTGAACAACGTTGACAATATTCAAAATGTTCCAACCAAAAATTGTAAATGTAGTTCGTTGTTTATAGCTCATTGTTATAAAATAATGCATCATTTTATTTTTTTGTTTTTTCAAATTGAGACATAAATTTCTCGGCTTGTTTCAACATTGGTTCTAACGCCTCCATATTATTTTTCAAGTTTTGTTGTGTCTTAATTAATTTTTGGGCTTCTTCTTCTAAACCTTCTATTGTTTTCGATTTTTTCTTTTTCTTCGATTTTTTTCCAGATTTACCTTTATTTCTCATTCCCTCTGCATCGCCGGTGTCATCTTCGTCTATTTCATCTTCATCGTTCGTTTCGTCGTCATCATTTTCCTCTTCATCATTTGGCTTGTCTTTAACATATTCGAGGATAGATTCATAAATGACTTCATCATTACCGGTCAATCCTTCAAGTCCGGCTTCATTTCCTTCGGCTACACCTTTCAAATATTTTTTTTCTTCATCGGTAAAGTTTTCGTATAATTCGCCAATATCAATGGTTGCGTTTGTCATGCCTTCTTTGTTTCCGTGTGTCATCTTGATACCATATTTAACCAAATTAGTCAATATCATCGATAATGATAAAATGATAATCATATTTTGCGAAAATCTCGATATGAGTAATCCGAAGACAATGAAAACAATAATAAAGAAGATTTCTCCGGCCCGAGCAAATAAAAACAAATCAGCAAGTGCTAAAAGTAAAATGAAATAGAGAACATACTTGTTTTTCAATAAATCAGTGTTTTTCATAGATACTTGAAATTTTTTGATAGCATTTCCCATTTTTGATTTTGCTAATGTCATATATATAGTATCAAAATATTTTTTCTTTTATATTTATTATATATATGCCTGGTAAAAAAGAAGCTAAAAAGGGATCAAACAAGAGAATCACTGCCAAATTTTACAAATTCCCCAAAGCATTTCGTCGTAAAACAAGTAAAAAAAGACCAAAAAGTAAAAGTCCTTCACTTAATGAATGTCCTATTTGTTTAGATCCATTGACTCCAAACAACTTGGCCATATTAAATTGTGGTCATAAATTCCATTTTAGATGCATTTTGAAAGATGTAACCAAAGCTAGACCAAATAAACAATGTCCTATTTGTCGCGCACAGGTAGGTACCCCTCCAAGATCCCAAACTCCACCGAGAGGACCTGCATTGCGTCTTGAAGATTTGGGTCCAATTAATGACGACGTATTAAACCAACAACAACTGGGACGATTAAGAAGAGTTATGGATCCTGACGGTAATTTTGCTTATCTAGATGAAAGAGGTATTTTCAATGATGAAGGTATGTTATATGATGCAAATGGTGAACAACTCGGATATTACGAAGATGTGGAAGCTTGGTATATAGATGCATAAATACAAACTGCGTTTAAGTGCTAAATATATTATATATATAGCTCAGATGTTTCATTAATAAATTAAGTAATATAAAATATATCCTTTTATTTTACTTTAAGGAGAAAAATGTCCCACACTTCAGAAGAACCTATTTTACAAGAATCCAACGATCGCTACACCATGTTTCCTATCAAATACGACGATATTTATCAAATTTATAAACGCCAGGTTGATTCCTTTTGGCGACCCGAAGAAGTCGATTTATCGAAGGATTTGACGGATTGGGACACGTTAAACAGTGACGAAAAACATTTTATTAGTATGGTGTTGGCTTTTTTCGCCTCATCCGACGGTATTGTCATGGAAAATTTAAATGTGAACTTTGGAAACGAAGTGCAAGTTGCCGAGGCGCGTGCTTTTTACAGTTTCCAAGCAGCAATGGAATCGATACATTCAGAAATGTATTCTATATTGATAGATACGTATATTAAAGACAGTGAACAAAAGCTGAAGTTATTTAAATCGATGGAAAATTTTCCATGTATTAGTAAAAAAGCCTCATGGGCTCAAAAGTGGATGGGTGATAAGCGTTCTTCATTTGCATCGCGATTGATTGCGTTTGCATGTGTCGAAGGGATTTTTTTCAGTTCTTCTTTTGCATCTATTTATTGGATTAAAAAACGTGGCTTGATGCCTGGATTGACTTTGTCCAATGAATTTATTTCACGTGACGAAGCATTGCATACCGAGTTTGCAATATTGTTGTATAGTAAATTGAATAAGAAGGTAAATAAAAAGCGCGTTGCTGAGATTATCACCGAAGCAACAGAAATCGAAAAAGAATTTATAACCGAGGCGTTGCCGTGTCGTTTGATTGGTATGAACGCAAAACTGATGACACAGTACATTGAGTTTGTTGCTGATCGTTTGTCGGTTCAATTGGGTTATGAAAAAATATACAATTCACATAATCCGTTTGATTTTATGGAGTTGATTAGTGTGGAAACGAAGACCAACTTTTTCGAACGTACTAATTCGGAATATGCATTATCGAATTGCAAAAAAGACAATACTATTTTTGAATTGAATACAGATTTTTAGGGAAAAAATATTTGTATATTTTATATGTCAGAAGCAGCACCACCACCACCACCAGAAAAAACATATACTAATAGCGAATGTCAACACGGCTGCATTTCTCGAAATAAACTAAATTTACTTAAGAGTATATTGGATGCAGTAAGTGGAAACCGAGTTGACATTATTAAAAATAATGTTGATCCTATAATAGAAGCATTAGAAAAACGTGTAATTAAGAGAGTAGGAACTAGTAATATTGTAAAGGGACAATTTACAGACAAAGAATTATTAGAATTTTCACAAACTGACGTTGAAGAGGAAACATATACTCTTCCTGATAATCCAGACAACTTAAAATCAAAAATTTTGGGTATGTTTAAAAATAAAGCGTTGGAAGATTACTCAGATGAAGCGAAACTTGAAAATATAGAAAATAATATAGAAAATGTATTTAAATCAAAAGTTAAAAGAGAAGCACACGATGGAAAATTCATAAAAAACGAAAGAAAAGAATTAAAATCAAATTTAGAAGCGTTGGCTTTGTTATTGTTATATCAAAAACAATATATAGAGTTTACTGAATTCAAAACAAAAAAGACAGAAATCTTGAGAAATTTACAAACTATAATAGAAGATTTAAGTAAAAATACAAAACTTTTATCGGAAGATAGCAATGATAAAACGAGAATTTTTAATGAATTCCAAAAAATATATAATGAACAATATCCCGCATTGGGCGCAAATCAAACGCAACAATACGAATTAGGTTCATTTTTATACAAAGACTCAACTTTTTCTAAAAATTTCGAATTAAGGAATAATGGAGAAAATATTGATATTATAGATAAAAATAAAAATAATGAAATATACGTTATGAAACCAGACGGAGGAATAGAAAAATCTGAAAGAGGTAATTTGGAAGGTTATATTTACTTCATTGCAGATAATAAAATAGGTTTTAGAAAATTCGATTTTTCTAAAGATCGTAAAATAAGTAGATTATCTCAGAATGATCTTCTTGATTTTTTACCGGAACGCTTTCATACGACTTTACCAAATATAGAAGAAGTTCAAAAAAGAGAATTAGCTGCATTTTTAAATTATGATAAAAAATTTGAAGAAACATACACAATAGATAAAAATCCTGCTGGTGAAATTACTTTTACTGATAAAGAAAACAATAAATATATTATGAGAAAAGACGGTGGAATTGTAATAATGAATGGAAGTAATGCTGTTAATTATATTTATGATACAACTAGTAAAAATATTAGATTCAGAGAAGCAACATGGCGGGATACAAATAGATTACTACAAAATAGACAAGGTTGGTGGGGCGGAAAAACGAAAAAGCGTATAAAAAATGCAAAAAAACGCAGAAAAACACGAAGAAAGTAGATTCATAAAGAATATAAATAATTCATTATGAATACATTTAATGGATATTTCACTAACGCCTGATACATATACACCTGTTGTAAATGAAGCTGGTAATTATGTTGATAAAATACCATCCATAAGAAATGGTATTTATTGTGCATGTGGTTCGCGTCGAGATAAAGTGTACACCAATTCAACATTTAGCGCTCATACAAAATCAAAGCATCATCAAAAATGGTTGCAATCGTTAAACGAAAATAAAATGAATTATTATGCGGAATTGATAAAGTGTAAAGAAGTGATTTCAAGTCAACAAGAAATTATTCAAAAATTGGAAAATAAGATGAGCGACAAGTTGTTAACTATTGACTATTTAACAAGACAATTATACGAAAGAGAAAAGCCGATATCCACAGTTAATTTGTTGGATATTGAATAGACATTTTGAATATTTTTTACTAACAGTCAATTTAGTAAAAAATCCGGCTTGTCGGAATCGAACCGACGACCTGTGGATGACCACAAAAAACCTTTACAGTCCAACGCTCTTCCAACTGAGCTAAAGCCGGTCCATAATATTATATGTACATTCTTTAAATCTATTTAGGTAGAAATAAATTTATTGTTGTATTGTATATACTATAATATGCCAAAAGGACAAAATAAAACAAAAAGAAAAAATTGCGGAGGACTTCGAACGCCAACACCGAAAACTAGTTCAAGGTCGAGGTCAAGATCAAGATCAAGATCGAAATCAAGTTCAGCAAAATCTTCGAAAAAATCCGAAATAACAAATCCTATTCAGTACATGCTAACTTATCCAAAAAGATATATAGATGAATATGGTGGTATTGCAGAAACTCCTCCTAGTTCTCATAAAAAAATAACTCAATTATCTCCATATGAAGATAAAAGTCGTTTTGAAAGATATATGAGTTTTGAAATTATTATTCATTTACAAAATGAACTTGATAAAAATTTAAAAGAATTGAAAAAACCAAACGAATCATTGTTTTATGGATTAACAGCGGAAAACGCTCATAATATTGTTGGTTGGGTAGGTATAATACCTGTTTTAAATAGTATTGGTATCGGTGACAAACATGCACCAGTGGGTAAAACAGCGTCTATATCTGATGCGAACTATGCAATTAAAATTGCATGTAAATATGTGAAAAAAATACGTAGTACGAAAATATTAAAAGATATTGAAGAAGTATTTGCAATTCTCGAAGAGTTTTTATTGGAGCTATTCCAAAAAGAATATGAAAAAGAAAAACCATGGTGGAAAAGTAGAGATATTATGGATGAATATAACACATTTAAAACAGAAGCGGAGACTTACCTTCGTTTTCTTATACATAAATATAAAGATGACGTTGATACAAAAATTCTTTCTTTTATTACTAAAACGTGTAAATAAATTGATATATATGTATATTTACTATATATCAATTACATAGTAGGGATATCAGGCACACCATTTGTTAATGATGGGTAAATAGAAAATAAAGATTGTTCAGTAATGTTATAGATTTCGTTAATTGCTTGATCTTGATTTTTAACAATATTGACAATGTAATACATAAACAGCATTTCTGCATTTGAATCAATTGCATCTTGTGATATAATCGGATCACTATCGATAGGAACATTTGCATTATCTTCAGGTATACCTTCCAATTCTTTTTTCACGGCCTTTTCTTCCCATTCATCGGCTTTCCGCAATAAACTCTTTTTAACGCTTTCGTAAGGCGTCATGGCTGCTTTTTCGCGATATTCACTAGCAATATCTCTCATTTCATCGGCATCTACCACCTTTTTAGGAAGCATTGATGGTGGTTTATAATCCCGTAATTTTTCGAGATCGCGAATATATTGATTGGTCAATTTTCCATTGATCAAATCATCTAATGTGTCTGCTTGTACATATACATTTCCTGTTTTTGTCAATTTCACTAATTCGTTATCTTGTTTTTTTAATATAGGAAAAAGTGCGTAAATATTTTGCATGTTTGAATTTTTAATATTTTGCTGCACATTTTCGTATCTATATGTTTTATCGTGGGTCTTCAATATTATTTCATGTTTCCGCACATTTTCATATATTTCATTTAATACACTCTTTCGTGTAGAATCATCCACCACAGTTATTTTTTTCACCATATCTGGATTAGCCATCATATAATTTACATATCCTTCTTTGATTTTTGTGTATTGTAAATAAAGTGATAATAATATTACGATTAACAAACCAAATATTATCAATTTACGCATTATACTATATATAAATAAAAATATATCTAAAACAAAAGCAAAAATAATATAAATATTTGAATATACATTTAAATTATCGTGATGTGTGGTATATTTGCATTGTGTAACTATACTCCGCAACATATAAGCGAAGATTATATTGAAAAATGCTTCATGTTAGGTAAAAACCGAGGACCCGAATACTCATCATTAAAATACGTATCTATTAATCTAAAATTCGGGTTTCATCGATTAGCCATTAATGGTATCAATCAAAAATCAAACCAGCCTTTAGTCCGTGAAACAGTGACTCTTATTTGTAATGGTGAAATATATAATTACAAAGAGCTCTATAAGTTATTAAAAATCGAGCCACAAAGCGATTCGGATTGTGAAGTCATTATTCATCTATATAAAAAATTTGGTATCAATGATACATTAAAACTCTTGGATGGCGTGTTTGCGTTTGCTTTGTTGGATAATAACGGATTGGATACAAAAATGTATGTTGCTCGCGACCCATATGGGGTGCGCCCACTTTATATGTTTCAACAAGATAACTTTATCGGGTTTGGTTCATCAATGACCATGTTAACTGGGTTGACTAATGCAAAAATTGAGCATTTTAAGCCCGGAACGTATATGAAACTAACACTTCCTCCTACAGTTTCGGCAATATGGAAAATCAGTGAAACACACACTTATCATACATTTCCATTTTCGCAAATTGGCACTCGAAATGATTATGATTATGAATCCGTTTTCGAAAATATCCGGTCTCTTTTAACAAAAGCCGTTTATAAACGATGTGTAACAAGTGATAGACCGATCGCATGTTTACTATCAGGTGGTCTCGATAGTAGTTTGATTGCAGCTCTTGTGAATAAATATCATAAAGAACATAATTTACCACCATTACAAACGTATTGCATTGGCGTTGAAGGTTCTGTGGATATAAAATCTGCAGAAATGGTCGCAAATTATTTGGGAACCAAACACACATCTATTATTATTACCGAAAACGATTTTTTTAATGCAATACCGGAAGTGATTAAAAACATAGAATCATATGATACCACTACAGTTCGGGCAAGTTTAGGAAATTATTTAGTTGCCAAGTATATTTCTGATAATAGCGAAGCCAAAGTGATTTTTAGTGGTGAAGGATCTGATGAACTCACAGGTGGATATTTATATATGAATCAAGCCAAAGATTGTATTGAATTTGATTTAGAGTGTAAGCGTCTTTTGAGTGATATTTATTTATTTGATGTCACAAGAAGTGATAAAAGCATTTCTAATCATGGATTGGAACCGCGAGTACCGTTTTTAGATCGTGAATTTGTGCAATACTATTTATCATTACCAAAAGAGTTGCGATATCGAACAGGGGAGCTTCCTAAATTTGATACATACAAGTTTTGCGAGAAATTTTTATTGCGAAAATCTTTTGAAAGCACCGGTTTATTGCCCGATGAAATATTATGGAGAACAAAAGAGGCATTTAGCGATGGTGTATCTAGTCACAAAAAGTCGCTATTTGAGATGATACAAGAAAGAGTTCATATAGAAGATGACGAAGACAAGGAAGAATGTGTTCATAATAAACCAAAAACCACGGAACAACATTATTATAGAAGAATTTTTGAAACACATTTTCAGGGTCAATCACACATTATTCCCTATTTTTGGATGCCTCGATTCGTCAAAGCGGTCGATCCTAGTGCTCGAACATTGAATATTTATTATGATTCAAATCCGGAATTAGCGGAAAGAAGTTTATAAATATGTATATATATAATATAAATGAGTTATGAAAAAAATGATACAGATACTAGTTTAATGAATACTATTGATAAACTTCAATCCATGAACGACGTATTATTGATTGGTGGAGATAATTCATATAATCTATATAGCGATAACAATGTATTTAATATGAATTCATTGGGTACACCTATACATCGCAATTATTACATTGACGCTTCGAATCAATTTGATCCAAATAATGCAAATAGTATAGTCATTAGCAACACCTTTTGTGGTAAAAACGCAAATGGGCTCATTGATCCTAGTTTATGTGGATTGTTACACAATGCTGCTGGCTCTTTAGAAAGAATGAATATTGACGATGATTTATTGGAAACGTTTAAAGTGATGCAAAGAGAAGGCTTTGACTCTGTAGAAATAACGATTTTAACACAAAATGGAGAAACGGAAACAAAAACAGTGAGTTTTAGTGATTATCAATCTCTAGATAGCACTGTTTTTCCGGAAGGTTGCAAAAGATATAGCAAAATGGCTCATGGTCATTGTGAAAGTTGTGATGTAATGCCTCAATCGTCATCGGATTCATATGGTCAATTTAGTAACGAAGTAAATGCAGTCACTGAAGCGGCTACACAAGCTCAAGCAGCACAAGCTGAACTAGACGCCTTATCTGCAGGTGGTGTAGCCGGTATGTCAGAAGGATTTGCAACAAGACAACCATTGAATAATTACCAATCATGCAATGGTGGTAGACAAATAACAAAAATAACGTATCAAGAATTAACTATAGACGATGACGCTATTACAACAACATATATTGCTGGAATATCGTTATTGGCTGCGTTGATTATTTATAAAGCTATGGAGTAATTGGAAAACGTTTAAATATTTCTAAACCTACTAAACCGCCTGCCATTTGACTCAAAATATAGGGAATAATTTCATTTGTTTCCAATTTTCCAAAAGCAGCCATCACAATACTAATGGCTGGGTTTACATGACCTCCGGAAATATTCGAGGTTAAAATATATACCAATGCTAAAGTAAGACCTATGGCCAGTGGATTCATGTACGCCAAGTAAACATACGCAAGTATACCAGTTCCGAAAAATTCTGCTAAATATTTATTCATTATAATATATTGTATTATAATAAATTTATTAAATCGAAATAAGTGTCTTTATGCGCAACCGACACAATTGCTGGAATTCTTCTTCTTTGGATCTCTGAGCTCGCTATTTTTAGACATGAGTTTCTTGTATCGAATATAATCGGAGCTATCAGAAACGAATTTTACATTGGTAGATGAAGGAGGAATGTAAGAACCATCGCATGTATTAGGGATGGAACCAATGATGCTTCTCATTCCTGGACGGCTTGGTTGAGTTTGGTTAGGTCCACCGCATGAATAGTTGACACGACCCAAGAAATCACCTAAATTGTTAACACGACGGAATCCACCAATAGATGAAGTTTGTCCGTTATAATGACCATCTGCATAAGGTGTGTTCCATGAGTCAACTAAGATTCTTCTAGAAATGGCATGATCAGACGAATTGTTCAACATAATATATATTATAATAGATATTTTTCTGTGTTTTACGATATATTATTTCTAAAATATGTATATGGAACCTGAATCAAACATCAATCAAATTACTTTAGAGTGTTTAATCAATAAAAATTGTTACAATAAATATTTAATGAATCATGATAAAGTGAAATACGATGAAATAGAAGAACAATTTAGTTTGATGAAAAAACACCGCGAAAAGATTATGAATATGTTTAGAAATTATTTAGATGATAAGGACTATCAAGTAAATAGTACACTTGATGAATTGTTTGGTAATTTTGTAAAAGCAGCGATTCAGCATGTGGAATTTAAAGAAAGTGAAAACAACAATAAATATTACGATGAATTCGAAAGAGAAAATGATGATGAAGACACATTATTTGGTAACATGAATGAAGATCCTGTAACTAGTTTTTGGGGTAAAGGTGTTAAAAAATTATAATTTTAATGGAAATATTAATGTAATGTTATTATAGCATGGGCAATAATATTACAAAAAAGAATTGCAGTCCACTTGTGAAAGGAAAAACGATAAAAAGGCAATCTTGTTTAACAAATGATATCATTTTGAAAATGAAAGACGAATATAATAAACGTTATGAAGATAAAATCACAGCATCATCAAGTAAGAAGATCTGGAAAGAATTGCGCAAGAAAATCAATCATTGCAACAGCGAGGATTGTTGGTTGGATCATATTTTTCAAGAAGAGATGCGAAAAAAGATGCATGAATACGTTTTTTCTCCTAAGAAACCGCAGTCATGGAATAAAAATCCGAATGAATGGTTGAGTAATTATGATATAGAAAAGGTAATCAAACAATATGAGCGTAAATATAGTAATTTCAAATTCATCGGAACAACCTTTATTGATTTTGATGCAATCGCCGATGGTGGCCAATGTGTAGAGCCGTTGTTATGTGATTTCGATTTGAATAAATATATTGGAAAGCAAAATAAAATAGGAATTATATTCAATTTGGATAAACATTATCAAGGAGGTTCTCATTGGGTGTCTATGTTTATTGATTTAGATGATAAATTTATTTTTTATTTTGATAGCAATGGAACTGCTATACCGAGTCAAATGAAGAAATTGGTGAATCGTATTATCAAACAAGGAAAAGAGTTGAGTAGTCCACTTGTTTTGAAGTTTTATGAGAACCATCCATTCGAGCATCAATATTCAAATACTGAATGTGGAATGTATTCGTTGTTTTTCTTGATTACAATGTTAACAAACAAAATAAACGGCAAAACATTTCGCAATTACAAAGACAAAATATTCTTATTTAAGCGAAAACGTATTAGTGATAAAAATATGACCCAATTGAGAAATATTTACTTTAATTAATTTATGGTGTTATTATAAATGAGTATGACATTAGAAAAATTGATATTTTTATTATTGAGAGATGACAAAGAAGTTCTCAAATTTATTGAACATGTTTATAAAGATAAAAATAATGAATTGAATGATCCAGTTGAATTTCATGCAAAATGGAAATCTTTTTTGTATTTACTGGATGATACGGCGAGTGATAACAAAGTATCGAAAGCGAATGTTACAAAATTTGTTGATACACTAAATAATATCAAATCATTTTTTAATGGCCTCATACCAACTCCTCCACTAGTTCCCTCTTCAACTACATCAACCGGTACAAATACAAATCCAACACCTCCAACAAATACAAATCCAACTACATCAACTAATACAAATCCAACTACATCAACTAATACAAATCCAACTACATCAACAAATACAAATCCAACTACATCAACTAATACAAATCTAACACCTTCAACTACAGCAACAAATACAAATCAACAAAGTTCTACAACATTACCATCTGACGGTGATTATACTCAAATTTACATGTTTTATAAAAATGATGATAATAAACTCAAAATGCATGTTTATAATAAAGACAACAATAGCAAAACCTTTTACGAGTCATTCAAAGATGTAGCAGAAGATGTCGACGAACAATTATCCAGTGTCAGTGATTATATTTATAACAAGCAATCTGCTAGGAATCCACAATATTACAAAGTCGATATTTCAGGACAACCTGATAATATTCGATATGATAAGACAGGTCCTATTAGTGAACAAAATATTCAACAAATCATTAATTAACTTATATATAAATATTATTAAATACATGTTTTGATAATATTTATAATGGCTGCCTTTATCGACAATGAAAATCAAAAACTATTATGGGATACACTTCATAAAGTACCACTTTTTCTTCATAATGTTCCCGTTGAACATCGTTCTACATGGTTTAAACAGGTTATAGCTCATTTTTACGAGCAAGTGAAATTCAGCGCTTTTAATAAAAACGAGCTGGATGCTTTAAATAAAGATGTTATCCGACACATTATGCAACAATTGAAGACTTCTTTTGTTCAAAATACAACAAACAGTTCTCATACATTACATAGAACTTACAATGAATATGTGAATCATGATGAATTAAATGCAATACCCATTGATGAAGATGTAAAGAAAACACGCAATGTATCATGGGAAGATGAGAACAACGGAAAAATAATAGAAAAAATGCAGGCACTGGAAAACAAAATCGAGAACCTACAAAACGAACTTCAATATATGAAAAAAAAAGTATATGGCGATGAAGTTGTCCATACAATCAACAATATTATGGATTCGTTAGTCGTAGAAAATTAGATAATACGCTTTTATTTTTTTCTTCGTATTTCATGGATTGCAAATTCGCCGCATATTGTTTTTGCATCATCGACTTTTCATAATCCATATTTGTTTGTCGTAACTTATTGCGCGCTTCTTGTTCACTCATCGGTGTCAATGTTTGAGAACTGCGCATTTGATTATATTCATCCATATTTTTATAGCTTGTATATTTATCATGTTCACTCACTGCAAAAACTGTTTCGTCTTTATGTACTTTTCGCAAATCATCGAATTTCAGTTTGCTAAATGGGTCACTACAAATATAACCGCTTTGATCATCGTCATATAAATTACCGCCATTGTTACTTTGAATGGTTTGAAAGCCGTTGTAGTGTATCAAACTGTTTTGTTTTTGTTTGACTTGGTGAATTCCCTGTCCAATATTTCCTTTTGTTGCCGTAGCTGAATAAAGGGCCTCTTCGTTTCTGAACCAATCATTGCGTGATTCATCGACCTTTTTCATCATATTTTTTTCAAATAAATCGTTAAATTGAATATGAAAATCTTTTTGCGCCACTTGATTCATCATCTTATTTATTTGCGTTTTGGTAGTATCTTCTTTATCGTATTGATTGTCATATTCCACGTTTTCAACAGCTTTGTTTTCACGCATTCGTTGCTCGTAAAATGAAAACACGGTTTCGTATGCCTTTTTATAAAAAATGAAATATTTAGGATCTAATTTAGACTTATCCGGATGTATCATGAGAACTTTCTTTTTTGCTCGTTTTAGTCCATCTATATCAAATTCGTACGACAAATCGAATAAATTCAATATTTCTTCTAACGAATAACTATGAATATTTAAATTATGTTGACTCATTAATATACTTATTATATAATCATTTAAATATATTTTATTGCTAAATATTAACATGCAAAAAGTCGAGAACCAGATAAATAGTATGGATGACTTCCAAAAAGTATTAAATGAAAACCAGAATAAGGTTTTCATTAAATTCAGTGCTAATTGGTGTGGACCGTGCAAAGCGATTAAGCCTATAGTTGATCAATGGATTCCGAAATTTCCTGCTGACTGTGTTTTTCATGAAATCGACATTGATGAGTCGCTTGAATTGTATAGTTTTATGAAAACAAAGAAAATGGTCAATGGCATTCCTGCCATATTGTGCTACTATAAAGACAATACTAATTATATTCCTAACTCTCAGGTCATTGGAGGAAATCCAACGGAAGTAAACAAATTCTTCATGGCAACAAATTTTTAATATGAATAATCATAGCAAAATAATTAAACCCATATTAAAAAAAACGAACATATGTGAAATTATATGATAATATATATGTTCGTCGCAACACCACTCAATACTCGATTTCATATTTGAAATATAAAAGAAATATATCATTGATATAAACCCCATCAAAAATAGTATATGTATATCTTTGTATAGACATACATGAGCACATACTACAATAATAGAAATACAAGCAAAATATAAATCCAAAGCATGTATTTCACTATCTTTCATGGGATTACACCAAAATAACACAGAAATAAAACATGATATAAAAACCAATGTAATTATATATATTGGTAACGGCCATTTTTCATATATGATATAATAACTGGTCTGTGGCACTATGAATAAAAGCGATGTATATATCAATGCATTAGTCGTTATCATCATGGTATAAGTTATATGTTATATACATTTATTGTGCTAATAAAATTTTACATATTGTATTTACAAAATTTATATTTGTAGAAAATAATAATCCTCTATGTGTTTTGTTAAAAAAGATAATATGCTTTTGTTGTTGTTTTGTAAAACATTCTATGGGTACATTTTTATCTTCCTTTGCAAGAAATATGAATTCCTTTTTTTCGTCAAATTGATTTGTTGCTGGAATAGGATTTGAAAATCTGAAATAATAGTCTTGTCTACTTTTGAATTCAGGATTTATTGCTTCTCTCTTCTTTGGATGAAAAACAGGTGACAAATATATTACTTTCTTTATCAGGTTTGGATGTCTATTAAAGAGTTGTTTTGCTAAATACCCCCCTGAAGACCTTCCTATCAAATATATTTCGTATTGTTTAGAATATTTTATCAATTGTGTTTCTAGATACTTTATTGTTTCCTCGAAATTATTTTTTGGAAAATCTAATGAAATTATTTTAAAATGAATAATTTCTTCAATCAGACTATTTTGTTTTATATCTTGTTCAATGTTCCCATATATAAAACTTCCTGAATGTAATGATATTAAACATTTTTTCATCTATAGAATAGATGATATTTTATTTGTGTGGTAAATAGTTGTACAATGATTAAAAAATTGAAATAATAATATGACTCTATATTATTATTATAACATGGACCCATCATTGAAAGAAAAACTCGCTGCATACGAGAAGACTCTCTCCGAACAAGAGAAAAAAGCTATGGAAATCGCGAAAAGGTTGCTAAAAACCACATTTGATTTGAAAAAGTCTAATGCCTTTTTAAAGTGGTCTTCTTCTTAGAATTTCGTCGTCTTCGTGACTTTCCGCCGTATTTCTCTCTTTCTTCATCATCCTCGGGTGGTGGTGAATCTTGGACGTCATTGTCTTCTTTTGGTGGTGCTTCTTGTTCTCCGTCGCTATATTCGTTTTCCATAGGTGGTTCATCGCCATAATTGTTTTCCGGTTCTGACTTTGGTTCATCTTCATAATTATTTTCCGGTTGTTGTTCTTCATCACCATAGTTGGTTTCTTCTTCTATTGGGGGTTGTTCTTCATCACCATAATCAGTTTCTGTTTGTTGCTGTGAATTTGCTGAACCTTGGAAATAAGGACCAAATACACCTGATAAAGATGTGTCTTGGTCACTATTATCTTTTGACGTGTATATCATTGTACCAACGACTAAAACTGTAATACCACTGACAACATAAATACCTGCCGGTTTTTCATTAATTATAAAATTTGTTGAATTTGTAAAAAGTTTTCCTATACGTTTATTCATATCTTCTATAATATTTTCAAAGCCAGTCATTATATATTTATGGAATATAAATATATATTTAAAAATACGGAGTCATATTAATAGATTTTTGTGCAGTCGTTTTTGGTGGAACTACATAACCACCATTTCTTACTCGATGTAATGCTTGATTTTCTCCTTGTATATTATTCATCTTAGTAAAAGACATTAATTCGCTTTTTGCATTTAACGACCCAACCCCTACAGCATTTTTCTTTCGACCATTCATAACAGAAGATGAATCGCGGTTTTTTGAACCACCGAACCATTGTTTAGTAGGTTCATTCGAATATGTTTTAGCATAACTTCTTCGATGTAAAGAAAAAGATGATTGATTATCACTTGTCAAGTCTTTATTTGGCATAGCTTTCGTGAAAACCATAGCCCCATTATTTATATTACGTAAAGGAATCATATATATTCATTATAGATTTTTTCTTTTGTTCTTCCATGATTCTTTAATGTCATTTGGCAAAGTTACTAAATGATGTCTTTCGTATGCTTCTGGACTATCATAATACAAAGTAACTGGTTCAACCCCATTACCAATAACAGGCATTCGTGCTTTAAAATAATAACCTTCATCTATACTACCTACTTTATCATTCGACCTAATACCAGAATAAGGACAAAGAATGTATGAACCTGGATTACAACTTGTCGAAAAACATTCAACCTTGATTTTCTTGTTTTTCTTCAACACATAATATTTTATATATCCAGGAAAGTTTCTACGAGGAGATGCTGATTTCTTGACTACTTGTGAATTCTCACTCAATGTATCACTATCATCCATTGATGGTTCACTCCTTACTTCCACAAGATTATCATCAACGACATTCATATATTCTTCTTTACTGAAACTAGGTGCTTGCATATTAAACGAACTACTCTAACGTATATACATCTTTATACAATTAGTCTTTATATCAGATTTTTTTTGTTTTATCCTAATATATACATGGATTCATCAAATAATCAAACAAACATGTCAAAATATATACCAAGTATGTATTCCATTAAAAATGTATTATCCAATCCGGGATCATATTTTTTCAAACCACTTGCATTTTCAATATTACTAGGAATCATAGTGGTATATTGGTTGTTTTTCGGTTCCATTTATCAAAATGAATATTTCAAAAATGCATCCATGTTTTGGGTTTTAATTATAGCTATATTATTTTTATTATATTCATAATACTTTTAAAAATAAAATATATAAATAATGTTTATATATTAAATAAATGTCCATACCCGAGAACTTTCACAAAACAGTTATTGAATTTATCAATGATTTAACAATTACCTTTTCGGAACACAAAGAACATTTGGACCCATGGAAAGAGCCTGAAAAATGCGAAGAGCTATATAATCATTGTGTGAAAGTATATCCAGAGCGATTTTTCGATATTTTATACCAAAATGAAGAAATTTTCGCAGATGAAAATACCAATACCCATTTTTTGCCAGAACTTGATTTTCATATATTGTTTTCATGTGACGGCGTTTCCGAAAATACCAAAAAGTCAATTTGGAAATATTTACAACTCATTTTATTTATTGTCATCGGGTCTGTGAAAAACAAAGAGGGATTTGGCGATACAGCCAATTTGTTTGAAGGTATCGATGAAAAAGAATTGGAAGATAAGCTGAAGTCTACTATGGATGATATTCACAATCTTTTTGGTAATATTGCATCTAATATAGATATAAGTGGATGCGCAGAAGATGTCAGTAACAATGGAAACCCCATGGAGAATATGCCAAACATGGAAAATATTCACGAACATTTAAAAGGGCTATTTGACGGGAAGATCGGTAAATTAGCCAAAGAACTTGCGGAAGAAATACAAGGAGATTTATCAAATATGGTCGACGGAGAAAACGTATCTTCACCGGAAGATGTTATTAAAAACATGATGAAAAACCCAAAGAAGATGATGAATATTATTAAAATGATCGGCGATAAAATCAAACACAAAATGGATAGCGGTGATATTTCCAAAGACGAGCTTATGGGTGAGGCGTCTGAATTATTTAACAAAATGAAAGAAATGGGTGGAACTGAACAATTTAACGATATTATGAAGAAATTTGCTGGAGGAATGGGTAAGGGAGCCAAGTTTAACAAAGAAGCGTTGAATCAAATGATGAAACAACATGCCATGAAAGAGCGTATGAAAGCCAAAATTGATGCAAAAAAGAATTATACATTGGAGAAAAATGCCAATAACAATTTGGTATTCAGTTTATCAGAAGAAGAAAAACAAGAGAAAACATTGATTAGTGAACGTGCGTGTGCTGAGTTAATGGCCGAATTTGAAAATGAGAAATCGGTTGAAGAACCCAAAAAGAAATCTACCAAAAAGAAAAAGAAGGGAAAAAAATAAATTGTCCGGTTAATATATATCATGAATATTATGAAATATATTAACGTTCCTGCATTGATCATTAGTTTTTTAGTCGGTTTGGCAGTAATGCATTTATTTATGCCCGCTGATAGAAAAATCATTGTATATCCAACACATGAGAACGCTGAAATATTACAATATAGAGATAAGGCAAATAACTGCTTTTCCATTAAAGAAGAAAGTGTCATATGTCCCAAAAATCCTGGAGAAATATCGCAAATTCCGGTTCAAGCATAATATCTATTGCTAATATATAATGAACTTTAAGAGATTGTTGAATAATCCGTTTGGAATAATGATTATTTCTGTATTACTTGGATTTGGATTAGCTACTTTGTTTAGAAAAGTATGTAACGATAAAAACTGTATTGTGTTTAATGGTCCTGTTTTAAGTGATTTTGAAGGTAAAATCTATAAAAATGATGGAAAATGTTACAGTTATACTTTAACAAAGGAAAAGTGTAATCCAAACAAACAAATCATCGATATTGAAACAAAGACGCTGGAAGATACTGAATATGTTCCTTTTCGTTCATAAAAACGTTTTTAATTTAAATTCGTATTGTATAATGTCTAGTAGTACAACACGAATTAGCGACCTTCCTTCGAATATTAAATTCGAATTGAATGAAGAAACACAGGGAAATCAAGCATATAAGCCAATGAATGTGCATCCAAATCCATATGGTAATTCGAATAATCCTGATGTAATGCCTCATCCAGAAAGCGTTCAAGTAAGTCAACCTCAACAAACCATTCCATCACGTGACATTCCAATCGATACTACGTCTTATCAGCAAGACGAAACCATTAAACCAAATTATATTCCTCCATCCAATGTCCAAGACGATTATATACGTGAATATGAGAACCGATACAATGAAGATTTGCGTAAATATGAAATCAACAAAAAAAATGAAGAATCCATGGATAGTTTTTTATCAGAACTTCAAATGCCTATTTTTGTGGGTATATTGTATTTCATTTTTCAAATGCCGCTAATGGACGAATTTTTCAAACGTGCGTTCTCGTTTCTTCCTATCAAAGAAAGCGATGGTAATCTGAACTTTTTGGGAATGATCACTAAATCATTCGCTTTCATATTTGTCTTTTTCGGTTTCTTGCAGCTTACGAATTATCTAGTGAAGATTTAAATTTAACAATATAATTCTCATACCATGTATAGAGAAGGATATTCATTTTATAGTTTTTCTGGAATTACCTCCTTTACTTGGATTTTTTTTAGAAGTACTTTTACTGTTTTTTCTAGTTGCACTATTCGAGTGACTATTTAACTTCTTTTTCATAATATGAAGAGGATTTGGTACTGCATACGGTTCGTTTATATTTTCCTCTTTGTCTATTATAATTTCTGCATTTTGGTCATACTTCTTTGCCAAATTTTTATTTGCTGTCCTGGCCTTTCCTTTAGTACCATACTTTCTTGGAATTACTCTTCCTTTTGGATCAAGATAAGGTCCGTCGTCATATGGATCATCATTTGGTGGTCTGAAGCCTTCCTCCCAAGGTGCAAAACTCATATTCACTGTTATTTTCTTTGGCTTTCGCCCTTTAACTTTATATTTCCTACCATCTAAAAAAGGATATTCATCTAATTCCGTTTTATCTCGTACATTTTGTAAACCAAAAGTGTCAATAGGCTTTTTTTTTGCAAAAAGCCACCGCATAATGTCATTTTTTATTTTTCTAGTTTTTCTGAAATTACCTTCTTTATTTTGACTTTTTTTAGAAGTGCTTTTTTTACTGGAAATTGATGTTGACATTATATAATATAAATATATTATATAATTTGATGATATGTACCATAATCAACAAAGTTT